ACCGTCGCACAAACTCTTTTTCTACGTCTCCGAAAAAACACTTTGAACTTTTAAGGCGGTGCCACCATGGGGAGGCCACGAACCCCGACAAAAGTTTTGCAGATTACGGGGGCATACAAGGCGCACCCTGAACGGCGACGGAACAACGAGCCTGAACCGTCCGGCCAGATCGGAGAAGCGCCGGAACATTTCGCGACGCAGGACCTCCGGGATGTATGGGCCGAGTTTATCCGCATTACCCCGGATGGAGTTCTGACCGTTTCCGACCGCATCCATCTTGAGGTTGTTTGCCAGTTGGTTATTGAATACCGAAGCGACCCGGTGGAGTTCACCGCCGCCAAGTTAACCAGGCTGGAATCGATGATAGGCAAGTTGGGGCTCAACCCTTCCGACCGCTCAAAAGTTGTCGTCCCCGGGAAACCGAAGGGGAACGCATTCAACAGAATCTAAGGCCCACACCTGACAAATGAGCCACGTTGATGACGCAAATAGCTACATTTCCGGTGTTCTGTCAGGCAAAATACCGGCATGTAAGTGGATAAAACTGGCATGTCAGCGTCAAGTTGACGACCTCGCCAGGCAGGGCGACGACTGGCCATACGTTTTTAACCCCGTGATGATCGACCCCGACGGCGTTGAATACCGCCCTGCGGATAGGGTTTGCTCCCTAATTGAGTTATTTCCTCACACCAAAGGGAAATGGGCAGCTAAGCAGGAGTCAATAGGACTCGAACCCTGGCAGAAATTCAACATCACAACCCTGCTCGGGTGGGTCCACCGCGAAACGGGGCTACGACGATTTCGAGAAGCCTACGAGGAGATACCCCGGAAGAACGGCAAGTCGATACTCGGGGCAGGCATCGGGCATTACATGTTTGCCTTCGACGGTGAACATGGCGCTGAAGTCTATTCGGGAGCGACGACAGAAAAGCAAGCATGGGAGGTTTTTAGACCGGCGCGGTTGATGGCGAAGCGGTCCCCCGATTACTGCGATGCCAAAGGGATCAGCGTCAACGCCTCGAACATGGCGATCCTCGAAGACGGGTCCCGGTTTGAACCGCTAATAGGGAACCCCGGCGACGGTGCCAGCCCGTCATGTGCCATTATCGACGAGTATCATGAACATGCAACAGACGAGCTTGTGGAGACGATGGAAACAGGCATGGGTGCCAGAGAGCAGCCCCTGCTTTTCGTTATTACCACGTCAGGCTCGAATATGTCGGGGCCGTGCTACCGTAAGCGCGACTATGCCACCAAGGTATTGATGGGGCAGTTTGCCAACGATCAGTTTTTTGCTCTGATCTACACCATCGATGAGGGCGACGACTGGACCACAGTTGACGCGCTGAAGAAGGCCAATCCCAATTTTGGTGTCTCCGTCGGGGAGGAGTACCTGATTGCACGGCAGCGCGTCGCCATGCAGTCGCCATCCCGACAGAATGCGTTTAAGACAAAGCACCTCAACATATGGGTCGGATCTCGAAACGCATGGCTCAATATGCAGACATGGGCGGCACAGCCGGAACGCAAGAGCGAAGAGGAACTTGCAGGGCGTCCCTGCTTCGTCGGGCTTGACCTCGCCAGCAAGATCGACGTTGCGGCCCTCGTTCTTTTGTTCCCTCCGACGGCCATCGACCCGTTATGGCACGTCCACTCGCGGTTTTATCTACCTGAAGATGCCGTGGAGGAAAAGGCGGCATCAAACCATAGCCACTATGACGCATGGGCGAAGCAGGGGTTTATCACCCTCACCCCCGGCGCGGTCATTGACTATGATGAGATCATGGACGACATCCGTGAGTTGTCTACCCGGTTCGCCGTCCAGGAAATACCATTCGACCCATGGCAGGCGACGCAACTAGCGACAACCATGGTTAAGGAAGGTGCTCCCATGGTCGAGTTCGGCGCAACGGTCAAGAACTTCTCGGAACCGATGAAGCAACTCGAAGCCTTGGTGCTTCAGAACAAACTGGCCCACGGGAATAACCCGGTCATGACGTGGATGGCGTCAAACGTCACTGCGCAACTGGACAAAAAGGACAACATTTACCCAACAAAAGACGTTCCGGCCAACAAAATAGACGGGATGGTGGCCCTGATTATGGCTGTTGCCAGGGCGATATTTTACGAGGAAACCAAACCAGCGTCAGGGATTATCAGCCTATGAGATTCGGAGACATTTTTAAGCGGTCGAAGGCGGAGAATACGGGCATGATCGTCAGGGATACTGACGCCATGGTTGTCGCCAACGCCACAGCATCGCCGCTTTCGTCCTGCGGTTCGAGCTCTGAGCTGTATTCTTTCCTGTCTAATGGACTCAGCGGGGCCGGGGTAGCCGTCACGGAGCAGACTGTCCTTGGCATCTCGGCGGTTTACTCCTGTGTAAACCTCATCACCGGGGCGATTGCATCCGTTCCTCTTCATGTTTACAAAAAGACCGGCGACATGCGGGACCGGGCAAAGAACGGTGTTGAAGACCTACTCAATAGCCAGCCGAACCCGACGATGACGGCAGCGGTGTTCTGGGAGTACATGGTTGCATCTCTTTTGCTCAAGGGTGACGCTTTCGCCCGGGTACTCCGCCCTTCTGCCATATCCCCCAAGGTCACAGGCTACGACCCGATCCACCCCGACCGAATCACGGTCAAAAAAGAAGGCGGGTTGCTCTGGTACATCGTCGCCAGGGACGACGGCAAGGGGGTTGAAGTGGTCCACCAGGACGACATGATCCACATTCCCGGGCCAGGGTTCGACGGTCTGCGCGGTAAGTCGCAGATCAAACACGTCATGAAAAACCCGGCAGGGATTGCCCTCGCCGCCGATCAGTACAGCGCATCCTTTTTCAAGAACGGCGCCAAGCCTGACTTCGCTATCGAGATGGTCGGCAATCCGAACACGGACCAAGTGGAGGAAATGCGCCGTGTCTGGACCGAGAAATATGGAGGAGTCGGAAAGAGTCATCTCCCGGCCATTCTGTTCGGTGGGTCGAAGATCCATGAACTGTCAATCAACGCTGAAGATGCACAGCTTATCGCCACCCGTCAATTCCAAGTGGAGGACATCGCCCGGATCTTCGGCGTCCCTCCTCATATGATTGGGCATACGACCAACACGACGAGTTGGGGTAGCGGCGTTGAAAACATGGGCATCGCCTTTGTCAAATATACCCTCGGTCGGCACCTCGTCAAGATCGAGCAGGAAATAAACCGCAAATCATTCCCTTTCGGCGGGGCGGTCTTTGCGGAGTTCAACACCGCAGGGCTCGAACGTGGTGATTACAAGACCCGCAATGAGGGATACCGCATCGCACTCGGTCGCGCCGGGGAGCCGGGGTGGATGACCATCAACCAGGTTCGCAAGCTGGAAAACATGCCCCCCATTGAAGGCGGCGACGAACTCAACAAAGGAGAGGCCAATGCACCTCAACCCGCTCAGAAACCTGCTTGAAGCCAACAAGGGGAAGGGCCTCTTTAGGGCTGAAGTCTCGGGGGACGAGGCAACCATTTACCTCTATGACATCATCGTTCGAGATGACACGTGGGGCGGTGTTTCGGCGAGGGCCTTCGCTCAGGCCCTCGCACAAGTAACGGCATCGAAGATCCATCTTCGCATCGACAGCCCGGGCGGGGATGTGTTCGCTTCCGTTGCCATGGCGCAGAATATGCGGGAGCACAAGGCCGAGATCATCGTGCATGTGGATGGTTTCGCCGCCAGCGCGGCGACTCAACTCCTCATGGCCGGTGATAAATCGGTAATCAGCCCCGGTGGGCAGGTGATGATCCACAAAGCATGGTCCATTGCCGCAGGGAACTCGGACGACTTTGACGGGATGTCGGCGCTTCTGCGTAAGATCGACAACCAGATTGCCGAAAGCTATGCCGCCAAGACCGGCAAAGACGTTGCCGAGCTCATCGCTATGATGAAGGCCGAAACGTGGATGACGGAGAAGGAGGCCGTCGAGATGGGATTCGTTGACGCCCTCGCCGAGCCCAACCCCGATAAAATCAAAACGACGTGGGACCTTTCCGCATACAAGGCCGCCCCCAAGGCGGACCCGGAACCCAAAACACCGGACCCGGCACCCAAAGCCGAAGATGAAACCATTATCCCCAACAACGACAACCTCCGTAGACATTTGCGCATCACCGTAGGGGCCAACTAAGGCACCCGCAACCAACCAAAAGGAGCAAAGAAATGAAGAGTCTGCAAGCCATGCGGGAAAAACGGGCGGCCCTCGCCAAGGACCTCCACGCCCTGATCGACGGGACCGAAGGCAAGACCTGGACCCCTGAAAATCAGGCCACCTATGACGCCAAACTCAAGGAGGTTGACGACCTCGACGCCGGTATCAAGCGTGTCTCCGACGTTCAGGCCCGGCTGGCGACCGAAAGTCTCGCCGGAGAGATCATCGACAAATCCGAACACCTCGCCGGGAAGGGAAGCAAGGGCGCTGCCCTTTTCGCCAAATGGGTACGCGGCGGGGATTCGGCCCTCTCCGCTGCTGAGTGGACTGAGATCCGGAACACCATGTCGACCACCACCGGTTCTGAAGGCGGGTATTCCGTCCAGACCGAAGTCGCCACCAAGATCATGGACGCGCTCAAGGCGTTCGGCGGTGTTCGTTCCGTCGCCACGGTCCTCCAGACCGGCGCCGGGAATCCCATGTCGTTCCCGACCTCCGACGGCACCAGCGAAACCGGCGAACAGGTCGCGGAGAATACCGAAGTCGCCGCAGCCGATCCCGTCCTCGGAACTCTGGCTCTCGACACCTACAAATTTTCGTCCAAGGTTGTCGCCTGCCCAGTGGAACTCCTTCAGGACTCCACTGTCGACATCGAGGCGTTCGTCAATGGCCGCCTCGCTACTCGGATTGCCCGGATCACGAACAACAAGTTCACCCTCGGCAACGGGTCATCGACCCCCCGTGGCGTTGTCGTCGCCGCGGGTGCCGGGAAGGTCGGGACCACCGGTCAGACCCTCTCGGTCATTTTCGATGACCTCGTTGACCTCGTTCATGCGGTCGACCCGGCATACCGGGGGCTCCCCGGCTGCGCTTTCATGATGCATGATGACAGCCTCGCCGTGGTCCGCAAGCTCAAAGACACCCAGGGCCGCCCGATCTTCCTCCCCGGGTACGACGGCCTGACCGGCACCATGCCCGACTCCCTTCTGGGATACCCTATCCAGATCAACCAGGACATGGCCGTAATGGCCGCCAGCGCCAAGTCGATCCTGTTCGGCAATTTCTCCTTCTACTACGTCCGCGACGTGGTGGGCTCGGTCGCCATGCACCGCTTCACCGATTCGGCCTATGCCAAACTCGGCCAGGTCGGGTTCCTTCAGTTCTCCCGTCACGGCGGGAACCTGATGGACGTCGGCGGTGCCATCAAGTACTACCAGAACAGCGCAACCTAAGCCCTCTTTCCCTGCGGGGAGGCGTCTTAATCGCCTCCCCGCTCTTTTGAGGTTCCGATGGCAAGACCAAAAAGAGTTGAACCAATCGAACAGACCAAACCGCAGACCGTCGAAGTCCTCGTCCTCTCGCGGTGCCATCTCGGAAAATGCGGCGCCGTTGTCGTTATCCCCCGGGGAGTTTTGCGCGAAGCCCTCGCACAGGGACTCGTTGACGACAATCCGACAGCCGTACAGTCCGTAAAGGGGTAGTCATGGCAAGAGAGATTATCACCGCGCCGACCCATGAGCCCGTCACGCTCGAAGAGGCCAAGGCCCATTTGCGCGTCAGCGGGACGGATGATGATATCTACATTTCGGCACTCATTTCTG